GTGTCGGGAAATCATCATCATCATCTTTGCGGGTGAAACATGGACCTGTCTCCGACGATCACGATGACTGACCGCGACAAGGCGGCGCTGGCGGAAGCGAAAGAACGACTCAGAGCCGCCAAGAAGTTGTCGCCGAAGCACGATGCTGCGATCGCGAAACACCGCGCTCTTACTGAGCAACAGTCGTTTTTGGCGGTGGGTTCGGCTGTGCCGCGTGAATTGGTGTTGCAGATTCTTGGAAACGCCAAGGATCAGGGACTGCGCGAACTTGGCGACGTCGTTGGGGAACGGATCGGCAAGTCAGTGGACCTGCTCGGACTGGTGCGCAAGCTGGCGACGCGTGTCCGCATGCCGGCCGCGGGAGGTCGCGAGGTTGCGCGGACGTACGCGGAGTTGGCGGATAAGCTGGGGATGAAACAGGGCGACCCGGAACGCACTCTGAAAACTTATTACGGGCGGGGAATGCCGGGGAAGCCAGGGTCACGCGGCAAGGCGAATGGCGAGTTCGACGCGGAACTATGTCGCATGTGGATCGCCGCGAACGTCCGTTCTGGCGGGGGTGTGACCGATGAGGAGTTGCAAGCGACACGGAAGGAAATCACGCACTTAGACCTGCAACGCAAGAAGAACGATCTGTTGGAACAGGCAGGACGGCTGGTGGACGTCGACGAACAGGCGGCGTACGTGACGAGCTGCATTGCAAACGCGAAGGCGGTGCTGGAAGGTGTCCCAGATGTTGTTCTGGAAGCATTGCCGAGTGATACGCAGGACGACGTGCGTTTGTCGATTCATACCGCGTGTACTGGTGTGATCGATACCGTGATGGAAGAGTTGGCCCGTGCCGCTGAAGCTGACGAGGAAACCGCCGACGGCGATGGCGAAGCTGCGGAAGCGAGTGGCGGACGCGTGGCGCCCGCGTCCGCGGGCGTCGCCGGCTGAGTGGATTACTGCCAACATCAGGCTGTCGAGTCTGGAAGCGGCGAAGGGTGCGTATGACCTCGCGAGCCGGCCGTGGTGGCGGGATATTCTGGGCGCGATCGCGTCGCCGCTGGTGCGGACGATCGTCGTGCCGGCGTCCACCCAAGTCGGCAAGACGCTGGCTCTGATCGCCGCCATCTGTTACTTGGCCCGGCACTCGCCGGCCGCGTCGTTGGTTGTGCTGCCAACCAAGGACGATGCGATTGAATTCCGAGAACGGCTGTACGCCATCGCGGCGGAGAGCGGGTTGTGGATTCCACCGGAGGGGAAATGGAACCTGCGGTTCTGCCAAGTGGAGTCGCAGAGGATCTACTTGGCGTGGTCCGGGTCGCGGCAGCGGATGCGCGGGCGACGGTGCAAGTATGTTTTTCTGACTGAGCTGGACGTGTACGCGTCCGCGGGCAAGGGCGGTGACCCTGTCGAGTCGGCGCGGCAACGCGTCAAGGGCTTCTCGCGGTACCTGATCTTTGCGGAGTGCTCGCCGGTACCTGAGCGGTCGCGTGTCACTGACTTGGAATTCCAGCCGGAACGTCGGCGCTACCGGCTGCAGTCCAAGTGTCCGCACTGCGGCGCGATGCAAGAATTGCGATTCTTCACCCACGGCGACGGCGACCTGGCAGGCCGGTGTGGTGTAGCAGGGCTCCACGATGCGCAGGGGCAACGACTGGACCCAGATCAGGCGAGACAGACGGCGTATTACGTGTGCCGAAATGGATGCCGGATCGATTCGACCGAGAAAAAACAGCTGATTGCGAGTTGCCGATGGGTGCCAGAAGGCTGTGGAATCGATGCCGCTGGGAATCTTACAGGGTCGCCGGAACGCGGCATCCGGGACTTGGCGTTTCGGTTATGGGCTGCCTACTCCCCGAAATCCTGGGGCGAGATCGCGGCGGAGTCCCTGATTGCCGAACGCGACGGGACGTTGCCGGACTTCTTTCAGAACTGGCTGGGAATTTCCCATCGGATCAAGAGCACGCTGCCGACGTGGGAGGAACTCGGCAGACGGCTGGCGGTGCCGTATTACGTGCGGGGGCAAGTGCCGCCGGCGGCGTGGTTCCTGACAGCCGCGTGCGACGTTCAGGAACGCGAGGTCTACTGTGTCGTGCGCGCCTGGGGCGACAAGCGGACCAGCTGGTTGGTCGACTGGTTCGTGTTTGAGCGTGGTGACGACGACGAAACGGACCTGATCAAGTCGGACATGCTGCAGCTGAACAAGGTCTTGCAGGCCACCTATCCGATCTCGGGCGTCAATCCTCGCGGCAAGACGGAGCTGCCCGTGGCGCTGCTGGGAATCGACGCCAATTTTCGGACGCTTGACGTCCACGAATGGATTCGGTCACACGGGAAGCCGGCCCGCATCCGTGCCGTGCGAGGCGACGGAAAGTTGGCTGCGGAGACCAAATATAAGCCGTCGCTGGTCAAAGAATCACGGCGTGAACGGGATAACGGCACCGGCCCGGTCGTGTACGAAGGCGGATTGGAACTGTGGTCGATCGCGGTGGAATCGTTCCACCTGGACCTGGTCGAACGGTTCAGCGGAAGTCCCGACAAGCCGGGGGCCTGGATGTTACCGGCGAACATCGTCGCGACGGGCCGGCATTACCTGCGGCAAGTGGTCAACGAGATGCCGTATCATGTCCGCGGCAAGGATGGGCGCCAGAAGATTGAGTGGCGGGAGCTGCTGAAGAATCTGGGCCACGACTTCGGCGACTGTGAGGTGTACGGCTCGGCTCTCGCGCAGATGTTCGTCGATCAACTGGCCGGGTCCCCAGGTTGGGACGCGTCGCGTTGGCCGGGGGAAGCGGCGACGACAGATGTTGCGGCGGCAGTCCGTCCGAGTACTCCGTCGCCGAATCGTGCGGCCCGTCCTGCAGGCAACGGGATTGATCGCTCCGCGAGGTGAGGCAACACCGTAGCCGATACTCAGGGCATGGAAGATCGCCCGCAGCCGCCACCGTGCAACCGATGCACGGCCGAAACCGGCCGGCTGGTCAACCTGCAGCCCGACACAAGGAAGCCAGCCGGTTGGTTTGTCTGTCCGATTTGCTGCGGCGAGCAAAAATTGTATCCCACCTGGCGAGTTAAGCTGCAGGTGGAAAAACGGCTGGCGCGTTAAGTTAAGCGAGGAAACCATGCGAACCACGGCGGACATCCAGGCGGAACTGGACCTCGTCAGCACGGCCATCGCCCAAGTCTTGGGCGGTGGCGTATCCAGTTTCACGCATGAAGGCGGTGATTCCGCCTCCCTGTTGAAACTGAAAGATCTGCGGGAACACCGCGCGGCACTGCAACGCGAACTGGCGTCCGCTCAGCGTGGCGTGCAGCCTCGGTTTATGCCCGCCACTCGCTATTGATCCAACGAGGGGAAGAAATCATGTCTGGCGCTAACGTGCAATACTCGCCGCACTTTTCCGGGGGAACGCTCACCAAGGCGAACTTCGACTTTGTGCCGCCGCATCGGTCCGGACAATCGGCCGTGCGCGAGTCGTGGGATCTACTCACCCGGCGGATTCGCTGGCTGATGGATAACACGTACATGATTAAGCGGGCCGTCTCGCTGATGGTCCAGCTGGTGGTCGGCGAAGGGATCAACGTGTTCCACGCCGCAGTCGGGAACAAGCCGCCGGGGGCAATGCCCGACTGGATTCTGGCCGATCCGTTGTTCCGGTTCGGCGAAGAGTCAGACGTGGGGTTCGAGCGGTGGGCGCAGAAGTACGCCGATACCGAACGGCGACGCACATGGTACGAAATGCAAACGTTGGCCGCGAGCGAATTGTTCGGCAGCGGGAACGCCTTCTGGCTGAAAGTCGTGCGGCCGGCGCCGGCAGGGGTGTGCCCGCTGAGCTACCAGCTGCTCGAAGCCGAACAACTCGACAGGACTCGCGACCGGCCGGGCACGGAAACGCAGGGCCGCATCGACCAGGGCGTGGAATACGACGCGGTCTACGACGAGCCCGTGGCGTACTGGATCTACGACGCGCACCCGTACGACAGCCTGAGTTGGTTTCCGGGGGCCGGCGCCGGATCGCGACGCATTCCGGCGAATCGCGTGATTCATCTGGCGTTGACCACTCGGGCAAGTCAGCGGTTTGGCGTCTCTTTCGCGAACATCCTGATGCAGCCGGGGCGCGACGAGGACTGGCTAGTCGGCCACGAGCTGACCTCTGCCGCGCTGGCGGCTGGGCTGACGATTCTAATCCGCGAAGCTGAGACCGGCGAGAACGAACTGAAGTTCGACGACCAGGGGAACGCCCTGGGAACGCCGGCCGCGTTTGGAGACGCCGGGACGCAAGGGGTGCCGCACATCAGCGAGGTCGGATTGACGTCCGGCATGATTGCGAAGGTGCGGGCGGACAAGAACGAGGACGTGAAAGTTATTGAGACTAGTCGGCCGAACAAGGACGTGGAACCGTTCGCCCGGTTCTTGTTGAATAGGGCGTCGATGGCCACAAATCTGTCCTACCACCGCTACACGGGCAACCCTACCGGCGCGTCGTTCGCCGCGCTGCGGGCGATGATCAACGACGACCGTTCGGCCACGTTGCCCTTGACGAACGCCATCGGCCGGCGGCTGAGTGCTCGCTGCCGAGAGGTACACGACGGGACGCAGGTCGCGTTGGGGCGATACCACACGGTGACGGCCGCACAGTACGGGCGTGATCTGGCGAGCTACCAGGACTACGACGTGCTGGGGCCACCGTTGCGGCTCCTCAATCCGCAGGAGGACATCGCGGCGGCGGCGGCCCGAATCCGCTGTGGCATGTCAACGCTCCGACGGGAGTGTGGTTTGCTCGGGCTGAATTATCGGCAGGTCTTGCGGCAACTGACGGTTGAAGCGGACCTGTCTACGGCGTTGGGCGTGGTGTTGGACTTTTCCAGCGGGGGCGGGATGGCGGCGACGCGGACCACGACGGCCGCGGAGACGCCGGTGGCCACGCCGTAGTGGCAGATTGCAGACCGCCTGAAGGCGGAACACCAGCGAGGAACAAAATGGGCAAGAAGAAACTGCCGGCGCCGGGGAAGCTGAACGAACTGGTGGCGTGCGGGCGGAACCCGCGGAAGATTTCCGCGGTCGCTCAGGGCGGCTTGGGCTGTTCGATGGAACGCTTCGGCGATTTGTCGGGCATCGTTTTCAACGGGCGATTGAATGAACTCGTGGCCGGGCACCAACGGGTCGACCGGCTGCGGGAGACTTGGGGCGACCTGGTCATCGAACCGGTGGACGATGACCACGGGCGGATTCTGGCGCCCGGCGGGCAAGTTTGGCCAGTCCGGTTTGTCGCCTGGCCGCGGGCCAAGCATGACGCGGCGATGATCGCCGCCAACAGCCCGGCCATCTCCGGCGAGTACACCGACGACTTGCAGACCCTACTGGCCGATGTGCAGACCGAGGCCGCGGACCTGTACGACGAACTCTTGTTCGAAGACCTGTTGGCGAAGTCACGGGAAGACAATGTTGTGCTGCCGGGGGCGGAGTTGGAGGAACGCCGGACCTGCACGCTGTCGTGGCCCGTCGAACAAGACGACGTCATTCGCCAGTTCTTGGCCTTAGATGAGAAAGCGGGACTGCCAGAAGAACTTGGACACGCCCTCTTTGAGCGGATTCGGCTGATGGTAGCCGATGCGGGGCGGACTAAAGTCCACCCTACGGGCAAGAAGTCGCTCCGGAAGTGAGTTGACGCGGCGCTGCTGAAGTACTGACGCGGACCGCCTAAAGGCGGGACTCCAGCAGAGGGACCGCCTGAAGGCGGGACGCCAGCGGGGACGATAACCGGGCATGGAGGTAACCACCATGCCCAAGCGATTACTGTTGCCGTGTAACACGGCTCTGGCTCTGGACCCCGCGGCGTTTGAATCGTTTCTGCTGGACGTTGGCGAATCGCAATCGCGGCCGGGGAATGCTGCTGATCTACCGAGCGGCAGAGGGGCCGATCAGCGATCGGCGGTCCCGAATCTCATGGCCGCGGCGTATCTGAACGTCGAACAGCAGACGTCGTCGTACTGGCCGACCGTGGTCGGACGGTCGTCGATTCTCCCGTGCTGGGGCGTGCAGATGGCCCGCGACTACGAACAGTTTGCCACCTGGCTGGCGGCGGCGATCGCCGCCCCGGATGTCGATGAGATCGTGCTCAAGATCTGCAGCCCGGGCGGGCAAATGTACGGCGCGTTCGAACTCGCCGACATGGTCTTCAAGGCCCGCGGACAGAAACGGCTGATTGCGTGGGCGGTCAACGGCCCCATGACTTCCGCGGCCTATCTGATCGGATCGGCCTGCGACCAGGTCTACGCCACCTCGTCAGCGCAACTCGGCAGCATCGGCGTGATGTTCCTCCACTCCGAATACTCCCGTCAAAACGAGGCCTCGGGCAAGACGGTCACGATCCTGCGTTGCCCGGATCTGAAGGGGCTCGGCAACGACTCCGAACCGCTGACTGACGAGGCGCAGCAGGCTCTGATCACCACCGTCGTGGACCCCGGCTACCGCGGCATGGTGGAACGCATCGCGAGAAACCGCGGCGTGTCGGCCGATAACGTGATGCAGACCTATGGCCGCGGATTGGCGATCCCTGCGGAACAAGCTTTGGCAGCCGGCATGATCGACGGCATCCGCGACTGGAACGATTATCTGGGCGTGTTGACGGGCACCCGGCAGCTGACCGGCCCCGCTCCCGTGTCACTGAGGATGGAGGCTCCCCCGATGATGAACTTCTCTCCCGAAACGAAAGCCGTCCTGTTCGCCGCTGGCGTGCTGACGAGCTTGACCGCCAGCGACGAAGTCTGCTTGGCCGCGAGCACCGCGTGGTGCGCCGCCGGGCGGCAGCCGTTGCCCGAAACCGAAGACAAGTTGGTCGCTCTCGTACGCGAGTCGCTGACCAAACCCGCCGTGTCGGCGTTGGCCCCCGTGGTCGCGACGTTGCAGCCGGCAGTGGGCCTGACCGCCGCGGACGTCCAGGCCGCGGCCCTCGCGGCCGTCGCCGCCGAACATGGCCGGCAAGGCGAACTGCGTTCGCGCGCCGAACTGTTGGGCGTCGACGTCGCCGACACCGGTCTGTTGGCCGCGTTGGCCGATCCGAAGGTGACGCCGTCCACGTTCACCGAAATGGTGCTGACCAAAGCGCGGCAAGAGCAACGCCCGGTGGGACGTGTCGAGTCCGGACCCGCGGCCCTCGACAAGTTCATGGGCGCGGCGGAAACCGTGGTCCTGTCGATGTGCGCGAGGGACCTGGTCGACGTGGTCAGGACCGAGGGCGGCAACACCGCCGCCGCGCAGCAGAAGCTGACCCAGCTGACCGCCGCGAACCCCCACGTGCGAGACCTGGCCGGCATGCCGTTTTTCGAAATCGCGCGGGAGTGTGTCCGCTTGGCGGGTCGCACCCCCACGATGCGCAACGATCCGGAGGAATGGGCGAAAGCGTTCCTCTCCATGGGCGCCACCGGCGAACGCCGGTTTGCGATGGGACACCCCGGCATCGACGGTGGCCTGTGGGGCAGCATGCCGTTCAGTGGCGCCGGCGACTATCCCAACCTGATGGATGGCATCGCGAACAAGATCGTGACGTTTGCTCTGACGCAAGCCGTCACGACCTACGACAAGTGGGCCAGCCGGCTGGACGACATGGTCGACTTCAACCCGCGGCAGATCTTGGTGCTCGCCGGAATCACCGAACCGGACCTGCACGTGGACGGCCACACCGTCAACCAGGTGAAGTTCAGCGAGAGCAAGTCGTGGATTCAACGCGATGAGTACAGCAACGGGCTGAAGCTGTCTCCGCGCATGGTCATCAACGGGCAGTTGTCCCAGTTCACGCGGGCGCTGGCCTTGGTGCAGATCGGCCACGAACGTCGGATCAACCGGCTGTGCGTGGACCTACTGGTCAACAACGTTACGTGCCCGATCGACAGCACTGCGTTGTTCCACGCCAACCACGCCAACCAGATCGCTGGTGGCAGCGGCGGCGGTCCGTCGATCGCGCAGAACAAGACGATGCGCAAGAAGATAAGCGAACAGATCCTGCCAGGCGATACGGTGCAGGCCGGTCTGGCGTGGAAGTACGCCTTGCACGGGTCCGAGTGGATCAACGAGGCGGAGATCGCCTACCTGAGCCCCTACGCGAACTACCCGTCCATCACCGAGGGCTCGGTCAACCAGTTCGCCGGCCGGATCACGCCGCTGTATGAGCCGCTGATCGGGACCAGCAAGGTGTGGTATGGCATCGCGGATGCCGCCCTGCTCTACGGTGCCGTGTACGCGTTCGGAGCCGGCTACGGCCCCGGCGGCAAACGCGTGACGTACTTCGATCCAGCGACGGGGTGCCAGAGCTTCGATTTCTACGGGAGCTTCGGATCGGCCCTGATTCACTACCAGCCGTTCGCGCAGAATGCGGGGCAGTGATGACTGTTGTCAGTGGTCCGTTGTCAGTTGTCAGTGGCTGAACAGGTACTTTTTAAGAGGAGCGTACGATGCACTCTTTGTGGAAAGACGTCGCCGTGGACCGGTACGTGTTCAACGGCGCTAATTCGCTGGGGCTGGTCAACGCTTCGCTGGCGTGGCCCTGGCTGCAGCAGAAGACGGGCACGCCGGGCGCCATCGTCGGCGTCGACGATGGGCTAAAGATCCCCTTGGCGGCGACTGTCGAAGCCGAGGCGAATCGTTTGTACATGGGCAGCCGGCCGTATCGGGTTGCGGACTTAGTG